TTCAGTTAAAGCATCTACTTCATACCATCTATTATCTTTATTTAAAAAATCACTAAATGTTGGTGTTGTTTGATAATTTGTCCCATCTAATGTTATAATTGAATCGATAACCAATACATCGTTATCTGGTAAAATTACTTCTAAGAATGGTCTAGAATCACTTGTGTTTATAACTCTTTTTAATATTTTACTATATCCATTTGTTACAATTTCTCTTTTAGTTATAGTATAGTTTATAAGTGTTCCGTTTCCATTGAAATTGGGGATAATTAAACGATTTGGAATACCACTAACTGTAAATGGGTTAGAAAAATCAACATCATTATCTAATTCGAATAGTTTACCAGCACCAGATACTTGTGAACCAGCTCTAATTATTGGTGCATATGAAATATCAAATGTATCACCGAATACTGGGAGAGTTACAGATAAATCAACAATAGTTGCACTTGCTCTTTTACCTGGAATTTTTAACCCAAGTGTTCTAGCAATAGAGAGAATTGATTTTCTTTCTTGGGCATAATCTATTTGTGTTTCCGCAAACATTCTATCTGTATTGAAAGATAACATATCCCCGACAGCAGCGTTTAACTCTAAAAGCATCATACCTACTGACGCATCATTAAAATCACCAAAAATATCTGGGTAATATTGTCTAACATAATTAACTAAATCTGTTCTTATGTTAGCGAAATCTCTAGATGTATAATTTACATTTGCCATATTTTTATAATTTTATTACTATTAATTCTGATGAAGAAAAAACATCATCAGTTATTGTGTAACTTATAGTTACAACTGCTGCATATTCACTTTCTGGTGAAGCAGCTATTATTATATCATCTAATTTTAAATTAGGTAAAAATCTTTTAACTACAGTTCTAATTTCATCTTTGATACCTTCTTCTGTTAATGCATCATTAGGTTCAAATATAAATCTTAATAAATCGGTACCGAAATCTGGGTTATATAACCTTTGACCTCTTCTAGTTAAAATTAAATGTAATAAATCAGCTTTTATTGCTTGATTGTCTTGTTCTGTTAAATCTAAAAAAAACCCTTTACTACTGTCTTTAAAGGGGTAGTTTATATTTATATATTTTCCGTTTGCCATAACTTTATTTATTAGATAAATATAATAGTAAAAGATTTTTATAAGTAAATATGGGAAATAAAAAAGGGACTATGTAGTCCCTTTTTTTTTTATTTTATTTTTGAATTAAACTGAACACCCAAAACATTCAAATTGACTGTCTTTTGGTTTTTCAACATTTTGTGTAATATGGTTAGATGCTAATTTAGAATTTGCCTCTAATTTTGATTTAGTTCTAGTGTAGTAAACACCAGTTTTTAAACCACCTTTCCACGCATACATAAGTGCACTAGCAATCTTACCATATTTAGCATCAGAGTGATACAAGTTCAAAGACTGTGATTGGTCAACAAATTTGTTTCTTATGATTGCTAAATCTAACAATACTCTTTGAGGTATCTCCCAAACATCTTTGTATCTATATCTAACGTCTTCTGGTATTTCAACAATATTTTGAACACTACCTTGGTTAGCGATTAATTTATCGATAACTTCTGGTGTCCATAAGTTCAATGAAATTAATTCATTTACCAAATATTTGTTTACAACCAAAAATTCTCCTTGACCAACTCTTCTTGTGAATAAGTTAGCAGTTGCTGGCTCAAATGATTCGAATACACTCAATAAGATAGCAGAAGATGCTGTTGGCATAAATCCTAAACCTAAACTGTTAAGCATTGGGATTGGTTGTCCTTCTGGAAGTGGTGACCATCCTTCAATATAAGTTTCACCTTTTGAATATGGACTATCTTCCCATGATGGATAGTTTTTACCAGTTTTAATTGCTAATCTCATTGATTCCTCAACAAATGCTTTATACATTGTTTCAGTGATATCTTTGTTCCATTGTTTAGCTTCTTCACTTTCATAAGAAATTTTTCTTTTAGCAAAGAAGTCAGCCATACCAGCAACACCAATAGCCAAAGCTCTTTGGTCCATACCAGCAGCTTCACTCCAATCATCAGACCATTTATTTTTATCGACAACTTTGTTCAATGCTTTAACCAAAATTTTTGTTGTTTTAGCAATTGATTCCAAAGAATCTTGTTCAGCCAAGTTGATTGATGCTAACGTACATTGTGGTGTGTATTTAGGTCTAGATGCTTGGAATATCTCAATACATAAATTAGATTGTTTGATAATTCCAATGTTTCTTTGCATATTGCGTTTGTTCGCATTATCTTTGAACATAACATATGGTTTACCACTTTCTACTTGTGATTTTATAAGTGAATCAAATATGTCTTTAGGGTTAACTTTTTTACCCAATCCTAGTTCAACAGCTTTGTAATATTCAGCTTCAAATGCTTCTCCATGCAACTCATAAAGTGGTGTTAACCCAGCTTTTTTGATATCATTTGGACAGAACAAATACCAATCTTCATTGTTTTGTAATTTTTCCATGAATAAATCATTGATAACTACAGAAGTAAATAAATCTCTAGTTCTTAATTGCTCATCACCAATTGGCAAAGTTAAATCTAAGAAATCAAATATATCTCTGTGCCATACTGATAAGTATAGTGCACAACTTCCAGAACGAGAACCTTGTTTATAGAATCTCATTTTAGCTTGTACCATATCAGCTAATCTTACAACTCCACCAGCGTTACCTTTAAACGATTCTACGATACTATCCTTGCTTCTAAGAGGGTCAATTAGTAATCCGATACCAGAACCTTCTTTTGATGCAGAAGCTATCTTAGTAAGCGTATTTTCGATTCCTTCAAATGAATCATCTTCTAAGTGTGTAAGGTTACATGAAATCATACCATTTCTTTCTGGTACTCCAGCATTTGTATATGTTGGTGTAGCAAAGTTTGCTTTTTTGGTTGTGATTTCTTCCATCAACTCAACATAATCTTCTTGGTTGTCATCATGTAAGTAACCAGCAACACGATTGTACATACATGATGGTAATTCAGTTGGTGTTTTATTTTCATCTTTGATTGAATACTTTGTTAAAAAAGTAGTTGCTGCAAAGAAGTCATAAGTTAAATCAACTGGTTGTAATTCTTTACCAATCAATTTAGATTGTCTAGACAACAAAATTCGACCACCCAATAATGAGTAGTCAAAATGTTGTATAATTTTATCAGCAGCTTTGAAAGCGATAATCTCATCAATCTCAGTTGTTGTGATATTATCGTTTATCAAAGGAATCACCTCTTGGAATAAAATATCTGAATCAACTTTTAACCCTTTGGCTTGTGTTTTGATTCTAGCTAAAATCTTATTCGGTGTAAACGCTTGTGTTGTTTTATCTCTTTTTGTTATTCTCATAGTAATTTATATTAAAAATCTTCGTTAAACATTCCATCTATTGTTGTTGGTATCTCAACTCTAGTATACTCACCCTCTCTTTTTTCGAAGAAGTTATTTTTAGATGATAAACCAATTCTAGACATGTATTCTAATGGGTTTCTAGCGTTAAATTCAGTTTTACAACCAAAATCATTCAATACGATATCAGTAACATACTGTACATATTTAACCATATCTTGCTTTGTAAGACCTTGTAAACCATCTGGCATACTTTCTTCAACAAATAATTTTTCAGCTTCGTAACAACTTAAAATGATGTTTCTAAGTTCATCTTTTGATAACTTATATTCATCTTTTAAATAGTTTTTATACAAATTAAGTGCAAATTCATAATGAAATGTTTCATCACGTAGAATCAATTCATTCATTGCACCTAAACCTGGCATTTTATTACGACTTCTGTACCAGAATACTCCAGAGAAAACACTAGCAAATGAAATCCCTTCAACACATGCAAAAGCAATAAGTCTATGACCAAATGATGGGTGATTAATCCAGTTTTCAGCCCATTCTGCTTTTTTAGCAACTGCTGGGTTAGTTTCCATTGAATTAAATAATTCTTCTCTTTCTGTTAAATTTTTAATATAAGTTTCAATCAATAAAGAATAACCGTTAGCATGAACTTGTTCAATAAATGTTTGGTGACCATAGAAATATTGAGCTTCTAAAATCTCAACTTCATTTAGGAAATTAGTAGCTAAATTATCAATTACTAATCCATCTGAAATTGCGAAGAATGCTAAAATATTTTTTAAGTAAATTTTTTCTTCTTCTTTTAATTCATCAAATCTATCTTTAGATAAATCTGGTTCCTCAGCTACCCATGTTTGAGCTTCTGCTTTTTTGTACATTTCCCATAAATCATTATGAATGATTGGAAAAATAGAATATCTTTTTTTTAATGTCTTGTCTTTTAAATACATTCTTTTTTTTGTTTTTTTTTTTAATTATTATTCATCTATTTTTGGAACTGACAAGGCATTCAATACAGCATTTCTTTGTTTAGCGGCTTCTAATACCGAGTTTACTCTTTGTTGGCCATTAGTTTCTTT